CCCGGTTGAAGCGGGCCCCCGACGGGAGGCCGGAGATCCAATTTTTAAGCTGGTTGCGCCAGGCGTCGCGCTGGGAGTCGAGGGAAATCATGGGCGGGAGAAACAAACGGCCCGCCCGGCGGAGAGACCGGAGCGGGCCGAGTGACCAAGCAAACCAAACCCAGGAAGAATCAGAACTTGAGCGCCAAGGTGTAGGAAACGGCGGTGTTGTCGCCGCCCGCTGCGAGGACCGCCGCATTGACGTTGATGTACTGCCGGCAGCTGCTCGGCAGGCGGACAGTGCGGGTGGCGGCGGCCGCACCGACGCCACCCGCACCGGTCAGGGTCAGGGTGGCCAGCTCGGGGATGGCCGCAAACGTGATGCCATCGGCCGAGTCCTGGAAGGTGTAGATCACCGTCTTCGCGTCGACCAGACTGGGCAGGGCCGGGACAGACAGCACGGCTTCAAACTTCTCGTTAACAGGGAAGATCGTAGTCTGTCCGAGGTTGATGCCGGCGGTGCTGTTGTTCGCACCCGCGGCAGGATGGGCTTTCGAAACCGAAAGCTGGGCATCCGTCAGGAGGCGATTGGTGATACCGACGCCGAGCACAGGGCGCTGGTTGAGCGCCTGGATGGCGAACGCGGAACCGAAGACCACCGCGACGGCGGCCAAGGTGCCCCACGCGGCGTTCATGGCCAGGGCGGCGAGCAGCACGAAGCTGACCGCGATGAAGAGTTTCAGGTGAGAGCGCATGAGTAGGAAGAGTGAAGTTTTTCGGGGTGCGGGTGAGGAGTGGCCTTACCAGGCGGCCTCGGTGGGGACCGAGTCGCTGCGGGTGATCGGGACTTCCTGCGACATGGTCGGCAGGGGGGCGGCAGCGGAGCCACCGGGGCCCGCGAGCTGGTAGCCGACGGCGGTGCGGCTCTTCTGCAGCAGCGAGACGCCCACGCGGCTGGCGAAAATCCGATTCGGAGCCTTGCCGATCGGGAACTTCGCGATCATGTCCGCCGTGAGGTTGTCCGTCCACGGCTTGGCCGCGGTGACGTTCTTGATGCAGCCAAGGCAATACTTGGCCGGGATGTGCAGGCCCATGTAGAACGACAGGTTGTTCACCCAGGCGAAAAAGCTCTTGGTGCTGTCGTTCGGATCGGATATCTGCTGGCGCTGCCAGGTGTTGATGTCGATGGCGCCCGCGTTGCCGATCGGGAAGTGGATGCCCTGCCGGTCATCCAGGTAGGCGAACCAGACATCCTCGACGGTGCCGGTGCCCGTGGCGTCGACAACCATGGTCGGATCCACGACCGCGCGGAAGCCGGTGAAGCCCTTGGCGTCGGCGCTGGTGCCGGAGTAGAGCTGCGTGCCGATCTTGAGGATCGTGTCCTGCAGGATGCCACTGCCCTCGTCGGCGAGCACGTCGCCGAGATTGCGGTCGTCACCCTTGACGATGGCCTCGTCGACGTTCATCAGGCCGTCGAAAAAGAACATCTCACCAAGCTGCTGCTTGTAGGTGGATTTCTGCGGCGTGGCGCCCGAATTGACCGAGCGGAAACCGCCCGAGGGGCGGCCGGTGCGGCTGGTGTACTTGTACGTGGTGCCGGAACGCGGCCGGACCGGGATGACGCTCAGTTCGGGCGCCACCGTGGTGATTTCCTCGAGGAGACCGAGGGCGGCATCGGAGCCGGTGCGCTTGGCGAGGTCGAGGAGGGTGAGATAGCTGGCAGACATGGGAGAAGGGGCTGAGGTGAACGGTTGAGGGTGACGGCGAGATTACTTCGCCGGGGCGGCCGGCTTGGAGATGCCAGCGGCCGCGAAGTGGGCATTGAAGGCGGCAGCAGCACGCCGCACGCCCTTGAGGGCGATACCGCCGCTGGACGGAGCCCCTTCGCCACCTTCCCCGGTCGGGACCGGGGACGTGCCGGTGTTCTTGAGGGCGACCAGGTTGTCCTGGGCGGTCTTGAGGTCGGCCTTGAGCTTGGCGATCTCCGTATCCTTCGCGCCGAGCGCGGTGGCATGGCCACCGACGGCAGCGGTCAGCTTTTGGTTTTCGGCGCGCAATTCGGCCAGATCAGCCGCAGAGCGTTCTTGTTCGACCGTGGCGATGATGGCATCGGCAGAAAGCTTCTCATCGGACGTGTGAAGCTCGAGGGCGCGGGTGAGGCGCTTGGGATGATCGCGGAATTTCGCGAAGAGTATCTTATGCATGGGAGGGCGAGAAACGGGTTGATCAGGGGGAGAAAAAAGTTGCGTTACACTCTTGCCTGGGGCGTCAACCCGGGCCGGGGAACGGAAGAGGCCATCGTTGGCGGCCGGCGTATCCACGAAATCCGCGGAATAAACCTCCGTCGCCCGCACGCTGGGCATATCGCGGAGCGCACCCACCGGCATGGGCGGATCGAAATAGGGCTCGTAATCCCAGGCCCCGCACTCACGCCATTTGCGGACCGTGGCGACCTCGGAACCGTCGGGCATCACCCAGGCGAGAGTCATCCGGAAAGCGAGCGAAGCGCCAAATTCGGTGGGGGCTTTGGCGGCGAGTTCGAAAAGCATTTCGAATTCGGCCGGCTGGTGTTTGCGCCAGGCGTCGAGGGCGGCGAAGTCCTCACGCAGCTGCGGCGCCGGGCCGCTGTCGTCGCGCCGGGGATTTTGCCAGAGGCCAACTTCGTCGAGCGTGCCATCCTTGCCCCACGTGCCATGGGTGGCATAGGCCTTCAGCGGTCGGCCGGTGAGTTGAGCAACGAAGGTATCGATTGTCTTGCTGTCGACCCAGACGCCGTAACCTGCGGCCTCACGATCGCCCGTGATGAGCGATACCCCGCGGATCAAACCGGCGGCGAGATCGACGGAATCCTTCGGCAGGGTCGCCACGCTGCGATTAAGGATCAGTTGATCCGCCGGAGGCGGCGCTTGGCGCTGAGCTTGGATAACAGGAGGCATCTTGCCCAAGGCGGGTGCGTCAACCGGGACAACCTCAAAACATCTAGGGAGTTTCCCGTGAACCCGCGGGCCCGCGGGTCCGCGGGACTTACTTCGCCTTTTTTGACGACTTGGGCGGAATTGGCGCAGGGGCGCCGGTCGCCGGCTGCTCGCCTGCAGGAGTTCCGTCGCCGACCGGCCCGTCGGATGTGATAAGGGCCGCGACAGCGCGGGAGGCAGCCACATCGGAAGGCACCTGTGTGAGCGCCCATGCAACCGCCTGGTCATGCGTGAGGCCGGCCCGCTCACCACGGGCAATGAACATCTCGAGAAACTCGCCCTTCTCCTCGACGAGCTGGTGAATCTCCACCTCGTAATGCTTGCCCTTGTCGGCGTAGATCGTCCGAAGGTTGGTTGCGCCAGTGGCCAGCTCGACGGAATTCTGGAGGGCAGTCTTGGTGCCGTCGATATCGGGGATTGCCGGCCATCCCCAGTGGCACTTGGCCTTCTGCTCCGCCGGGATCTTCTCCAGGTCCCCGAAGAGTTCAGCCCGGTTCGTCTGCCAGAGCTGCAGCGGATCGGCGTACTTCTGCTCGATGCGATCGCGCTTCCGGAGCACGTTGCGCCGCCACTTGTTCATCGTGGCCCGGGCCGACGAATAGTTGGACATGCGGAAGCCCTCGAGGCCAACCTCGATCGGCATGCCGTTCAGGCAGGCGGAGCACACCTGCAGGAGGTCGATGTAATGGTCGTGGAAATCCTGAGCGTTCGGCTTTGGCTCGATCAGCGTGGGCTTTTCGCCCGTGGCGCCGTAATAGATGCTGCCCGCCCGGATGTCCTGGTAACTGCTGCGCTGGGCGGCCGCGGTCTCGAGCGTGACGGCGGTGTTGACATCACCGGTGCGCAGGGCGCCGCGCATCGACTCGGCAAATCCGTAGGGGTCGAGGTTCTTCTCGATCCACATCGAGAGGCAGGCCTGATTTTTGACCTGCTGGGTGCGGGCCCCCGCCGTCTCATAGACGTCGAGGAGAGGGTTCAGGATCGGCGCGAGCTTGGGGACACCGCGCCGCTGCTCAACCCGGTCCGGATCATAGAGGTGCCAGACGTATTGCTCGGGAACCACGACAGACTGGTCGGGCGTGAAATAGACAGCCGACGTGATGGGATCGCGCACAGCGAAGCGGTAGCCGATCAGCTTCCTGCTGCTATCCCGGACCAGGCCGTCGCGCTCCGTGGCGCCCGTCGGCAGCGGAGTGCCATCCTGCCAGGTGCCCGAGGCCGGGATCGGGGCCGCGGCAAAATTTGCTGAGCCGCAGAGCTCGGAAGGAATGAGCTGCTGGTCGCCATTGCGGAGCTTCACCACGAACATCTCGCCGGCAATGCAGTCCTCGAAATTCCAGATCTCGATCAACTGGTCGAGCGAGAGCGCCCGGTCGGACTCGCAGTCGATGAAATAGCCGTGCATGAACGCCTCTCGGCTTTCGTTATAGGCCTTGGTCTTGTCCGGATCCGCCAAGCGCGCCGTCGACTTGTAGGTCGGTGTCCCGATCTCCTGCACGTAGGCCAGGAGCAGCGCGGAGAGATAAGGGTTGTTCCGGAACATCAGGCGCCCGCGGGCGATGATCTTGCTCCGGTCATAGTTCCGGAGCATGTCCTCCTCCGGCCGCGACCGGAGCCCGAGGTAGCCACCGGTGTAATCCCGCAGCCGCGTATCCTGCGCGGCATGGTAAGCCAGGGATGTACCGGAATACTGAGGGGAACCGTCACCCGCCGCAAATCTCGCCAGCTCGGCGAGGAAGGCCCGGCCCTTCTTGGTATCCAGCCGAAGCCGCCGATCAGGCGCGGATAAAGTGGCTTTCTTTGACGTAGTAGGCACGGGGGAAATTAGACGTATTCACTCTTGTTCTGGAGCAGGTTGATGCTCGGCGGAGCGATCGGATCGCCGTTGAGCTGGGCGGTGAGCGACTCGATCTGGGAATTCAGCCAGCGGATGTCCTCCTGGAGGCGAAATGGGTCCTGGTATGTGGTGGCCGTGCCACCGCCGGAACTGGAGACCCCGATCGTCTCGATCTGCTCGAGGAGTGCCTGCTTCCGGTCGCGGTCACGCTTGAGCCGGGTGATCTTGTCCGAGAGGGATTCAGGTTGGTGGGGGGAAGTGGCCATGGATGCGTTTGCCGGGCAGTTTTTCCGCCCACCCAAGGCGGTGGCGTCAACTCACTTGACCACGACAGAGTTTGCGGGCTGCTGTGGCATCACAGACACGTCCAGATACCCACCATACATCCCCCGCTCCGTCACATGCAGTGAGTACGCCACGCGCCCGTGCGGCTTCTTCTGCGGCGAGCAATCGCGGTACACCTTCTTCCGGTCAGCCTCCCTGCTCCACGTCACCGCCCCCAGCGCGCGCCGCATGGCCTTGATCAACACCAGCGCCGGACTGGCCTCCTTGATCCATGGGCATGCCACCAGGTCCATGTCCCGGTGCAGTGACCCGTGCACGCACAGCGCGTACCCGTGATCCTTCGCCACCTGCAGCAGCATCGGGTAGATCGCGACGTAGGCCGCCTCCGCGCCGGCTGCGGTTCTGATAGTTGCTTGCTCATCAGCTTCGGATGACCTTCCCGTCGTGGACGCTGAAGTGCGCACGGCATGTGATTTGCCTCGGATGTGGAAGCTGCTGCATCGAGGGCTCAATCGTCACCCGGTCCCAGATCCGCGCCCACTGCTGCATGTAGTCCTCGCCAGCCACAAACGAGTTCATCATCGCCATCGGGTCCGGCGTGATTTTCCAAACCGGGTGCGCAGGCTTCCTGCCCGACACTGGAACTTCCGTCCGCGTCCCGCATCCGGGACACGTAAAGCTCAACGTCCACACCGGGGCATCAGGCTTATTAAGCCCGGAGTGCGAGCCCAGAGTAGGATTAAGAAACGAGAATTTCATGGCGAGTGTCAGTTGAAGAGCCTTGTGCCGCCCGACGGCTGAGTGAGCGGCATCTCCTGTTGGGCAGCCTTCGCCCGCGCGGCCGTGGCGGCCTCAACCTGCTTGCGGGCCGTGGCCGCGATGCGCGTGAGATTGAGGAAGGAGCCGACGGCCAGGGCGTACTTCGTCAGATCGTAGAGGTGATTATTTGAGGAGCGCTTCCACTTGCGCTGCCGCTTTCCGCGCGGGTCGATGTACTCGACGATGTATTCGGAGAAGAGCTGCCGGACAAAATCGGGGTGCTTGGCAAAATCCGCCGGCACAAAGAAATCACGCACGCGCGGGGCCTCGTCGTCGCCCTCGGCGTTGGCGGCCGCGATATCGCCGCGGAGGGCGGCGTCGAGCCCGGCCACGGAGCCCGAGGAATCCTTGGCGGGATAGAGGCGGCCGAGCATCTCCTCGCCCCAGAGGTCCGTGTTGAGATGGAGGAGCGTGATGACGTAAAGACCCTGGCGGCCGGCCCGGTCGCCCGTGAAGGGATCGAAGTTGAGATTCGGCGAGAGCGGCGCGCCGCGCTCCTCGCCCCTGAGGGCGATCCAGCGGCCGCGGCGGGCGTGCACGGCCTCGTAAACTTCCTGAGAGCGGTAGCGGGTGTCGACGGCCACGAAGCTGGGCAGTAGGGCGTCATCGATCTCGCGGAGGGAATCGAAGTCGCGGGTGTAGCCAAAGTCGATGAGGTGCATCGCCCCGCTGGAATCGTATTCGAACAGGCCATAGACCAGGTGAGTACGCTGGACGTCGACCAGCAGGAGAGAGCGCTCGCCGCGCCGCTCGCCTTTGACGTGGGAGCCGAGGATGTAGCCGAGACGCTTGGCGACGACAGCCTTGTCGGCCAGATCGACGCCAGCTGAGAATGGCCGGGCCTCCCAGTTGTTGGTGAAGTTCTGCAGGCCGCCCGGCGTGTGGTGCGACTGCAGGAACTTGAGGGCGACGGCGCCGAAGGAGGTGTTCGGCCAGATCGGATAGAGCGAATTGATCCGGCGGGAGCGGTGGCCGAAGACGCGCGAACGCGTGGTCGGATGCCAGGCGCCGGCTAGGAGCATCGCGCGCTTGTGCTCATCGCGAATCTTGGCGCCGCATTCCGGGCAGAGGTAGTGGGCGCTGGCCGCGACGGCGTCGAAGTCCCAGTTGTGCTCGTCGATCCGGGCCGCCGGATCCCAGCGTAGGCGGAATTCCCGCGCGCTGCCCCGCAGCTCGAGCTCGCCGGTCTGGCGGTTCACCAACCAGACGGCGCCGCGGAACTCGAGCGCCTGGCGCGTGCCACAGTCGGGGCACGGGAGCAGGAAGTGCCGCTGGTCGCCGATGAGATATTGTTGCCAGGCCGGCCCGCTCTCGAGGAGGCAGGAGCCGAAGAGGAAAATCTTCTTGTCCGTGAAAGTCTTGGTCCGCTCCTCGATCGAGTTGATCGGATCGGTTTCCTTTTCCGTAGCCGCCGCCAGATCCTCGATCTCGTCGACGACGACGACGGGGACGGAACGCGACTTCGCCTGGATGCGCGAGTGCGACCCGACGAGGGACAGGACACCCGTGCGGAAATGCAGCTCGAGGTTTTTGAAAAGATCGTGGTTGGGATGCTTGAGTGCCCGCAGCTCGGGGGAAGCCTCGACGATGGGCTGCAGGCGCGTCTGAGAAAATGAGCGGCCCATGCCCTCCGTCGGCCACATCCAGACGAGAGATTGGCGCAAGAGAGCGATCGTGGCCAAAGCGACGGCTGTTGCCTGCGTGGTCTTGGCCAACTGGGAGCCGTAAATCCCGGCCTCGACCCGGACATCGGGGTCCGTGAGGGAATTGATCGGCTCGCGCGCCCAAGGCGTGTTGTCGAGGTTGAGCAGTCCCTGGCGTTCGCCAAAGGGGACGAACATCGTGCGCTCCGTCCATCGGTCGACGCGCGGCGTCTCCGCGACGGCGAAGTAGGACGCAATCTGCTCCTCAAGCTGCGAGTTCAGGGCTACCATGGCCGGCCGCTCCCAGCAGGCGTTTCTTCGCGCCCGCCACCGCCGGCAGGAGATGCCGTACAATCACCGAGCGGATGGCCGGCCGCAGCTTTTGCGGTGCATCGGGAAACAATTCCGTGGCCAGCACACGATCAAAGGAATGCAGCGCCGACCGGAACGGGGAAAGCCGCTCATCGATGGCCCGTTGCGCCTCGGGAAGTTTCACATAGATCCCAGCGTCGCGCAGATAGTCGCCGATCAGTTGCTCGATTTCGATCCGGGTTTTTACCGCCTCCTGATACGCGCGCCGTGCGGCAGCAACTTCGCCCGAATCAACCTGCTTGGCGCGCGTGGCATCAGCCCAGCGCTTGCCGGCGCCGCTGACCAAGCGCTTCACCCGCTCCAATTCGGACTCAAGCGAATCTCCGTCACCCAACCCCGCCGGCTGCTCCTCTGCCCTGCCCAGCCCCCCCTCCCCTTCCGTGGATCTAAAAAAACGCGTCCGCTCCGTCCGCCAACAACGCGCTTCCTCAAGGGAAGTCCTTGGACAACCAGCCTTGAGGCATTTTGCGACGTACTGACGCGAGCAACCCCAGTCCCTGGCGATCTCCGAGGGCCCGAGCAAATTTTCGGCTGGCTTGGTGGCATCTGTCATCCTCACTAAAAGGCGGTTGCGTCAACCAAGTTGCCACAGTGGCACGCTCTCAAAGAGGCTTGGCTGCGCAAGTACC